AGTTGTTACCGCTTTGGGTATCTAATTGATTCTTGTTTCATAGGTCAAATGGGGAGGGCAATATGCTCTCCCTTTTTTTGTTACATATTTTTACTCTCGCTATTTTGTAGAGATGTTGGTAATTGAAAAAGCGGAATCAAAGAATTGGTATTTAACGCTGACTGAAAAAGTCACGATTGCGAATCCATACTTTCTTTTTGCGTTCACTCACAGAACTACCAATGAACAAACGGTTGCAATCCTAACCGACATTTCAACACACCCTGACAGATACAATGAATTTGCAGTTGTTGAGGGTTCAACATTCACTTTGGATGCTGGAGAATTTGAATATGTCGTTTATGCTCAAACATCACCAACCAATTTGTCTCCAGCATTGGCAGATGAAGAGGTTGAAAGCGGAATCCTAAAGGTTCAATTTGATGTCACACGCACTTCATACGAGGTCACTCTCAACGAGAAAATCTACGAGATAGAACAACCCACACAAATACTATTCTTACTGCTTGAAAATGGGGATTTTCTTCTTCAAGAAAGCGGTGATAAAATCATACTATAATGGCAGATCAAAAGATATCCCAATTAACCACTATCGTCACCGTTGACACGGCAGCGGATTTGTTTCCTATTGTTGATACATCGGCAGCGGAGACAAAGAAAATCACACCATCAGCGTTGAAAACTGCATTGGCGTTGAACAATGTAGACAACACAAGCGATGCCAATAAGCCGATAAGTTCAGCCACACAGACGGCTTTGGATGCGAAACAAGCAACCCTTGTAAGCGGTACCAATATTAAGACCGTAAACAACACAAGTTTGTTAGGTAGCGGTAACATTTCAATTTCATCGGCAGTTGCTTGGGGTGGGGTTACTGGCACTTTGTCAAACCAAACTGATCTACAAACGGCATTGGATGGCAAGGTTGATGAAAACACCGCCATCACTGGAGCAACTAAAACGAAAATCACCTACGATGCAAAAGGTTTGGTAACTGCTGGAGCAGATGCAACCACAGCAGACATCGCAGATTCCACAAATAAACGCTATGTAACGGATGCGAATTTAACCGTCATCCAAAATACAAGCGGAACAAACACGGGCGACAATGCGGTAAATAGTTTGTATTCGGGATTGGCTACAAGCAAACAGGATACTTTGGTATCAGGTACAAACATAAAGACCGTAAATTCAACTTCTTTGTTAGGGTCCGGGGATGTTGCAGTACAGGCAACTTTGGTAAGCGGTACAAACATTAAGACAATCAACAGCACTTCCCTTTTGGGTAGTGGAAATATCAGCGTAGCACCAGCGACAGGGATTGATGCAACTGCAATTGCTGACGGCACAGTTACAAGCACAGAATTTCAATATATCAATTCGCTCACAAGCAATGCACAAACGCAGATTGATGCAAAGACCAATAAATTAATCACCACCAACAGACAAACAGCATCCTATACTTTGGTTTTGAGTGATGCTGATAAATTGGTTGAGATGAATGTCGGAAGTGCAAACAACCTAACCGTTCCCGCATCAACCTTTTCAGCGGGTACACAAATCTTGTTGGCGCAATATGGCGCGGGTCAAACAACGGTTGTGGCGGGTAGTGGGATGACAATCCGAAGCAATGGCGCAAAGTTGAAATTGAACGCCCAATATAGCGGTGCAACTTTGGTATTTATTTCGGGAACAGAAGCATATTTATTTGGAGATATAGCATAATGATACTGGCAACAAGCGGAATCGTTGGCTCACAAATCCAATCCTTTGTGGGTTTGTTAGATACTTACCCTAACGCTGCGGCTGCGTACTCAGTGCGTAAATTAAGAGCTGCGTATACGGGTAGTGCTATTCGTGTAAGAAGATCAAGCGATAACACAGAGCAAAACATTGGATTCACCGCATTGGGAAACCTTGACACATCGGCATTGACTTCTTTTTGTGGTAGTGGTAATGGATTTGTAACAACTTGGTACGACCAATCGGGTAATGGGAGAAATGGAGTACAAACAACTGCAGCAAATCAACCGCAGATTGTGACTAGTGGTGTTGTCAATACATATCAATCAAAAAATGCAATATTATTTGATGGAGTAGATGATTCGTTAGGCATATCGTCAATAACATTAACCGAAAAAGTATCTTTAATTACTGCTAACGAAAATGGAACTCAAAATGGAGGAGGAAGTTTACATAAATCTATTTTTGCCAGTAATGCCGATGCGTATAATGCATTGGCTACAGGTTACGCTATAAGCAAAAGGAGAGAAGGTTCTAATGGAACAAGTTTTGGAATTGCAAATTTAGATTTAACAGAGCAATCTATTAGCGTTGCGTATGCTAAAACAAACACATCTGAATTATTATTTGCTATCGCAAACAATGGTAGTGCGGAATTATATAAAAATAATTCATCAATAGGGACTAAAACATACACGCCAAGAACAACAGGTTTTGCAACTACTTATTCCATAGGTTCAAATTTTGATTTAACTTCAAGATATTATGGGGGTAATGTTTATGAAATTATTGTATACAATACTGAGCAATCAACCAACAAAACGGGAATTTCAACCAACATAAACACCTACTATGCAATCTATTAACGGCTACCAATACACCACCGAACAAGAAGCAATCAACGCCCGTGAGTTGTGCGATGCTTACTACGGCATCCCCGTTGCTCCCGATGATGTCACACAGAATTGGGTTGATTATCAGTTTGCAGAATTGAACACACCGCAATTTTGGTATATTGTTTTTGATGAATCGTTGTTGCCCGTGCTTGGAACACCGAGTGAGTTTGAAGTTATAACACCCCCATTTCCATACTAATGAGCACCGTTAAAAAAACCCCCTCACCTATCCCCGTTTCCTTTGAGCAATTTCGTAAAAACCCAATTGCTGCCGTTGCTTTTTGCATGCTGTTGGCTGTTAGTTATTTGTATATGGACTTGCGTTCGGGCAATCAACAGCAAATTGATGAATGTCGTAAAGAGATGGCAGTACTACGAGCAGAGCAGAAACAAGCATATAAGGCATTGAAGACGGCAGATTCTGCATTGTCGGCAGCCATTACCGAACTACGCATCATTAATTCAATGAAAAAACTATGAGATTGTTGATCATTTTTGCATTCGCTTTCATCGGTGGTTATTTGTTCACCGAATCTTGGGCAACTGAACCCAAGCCAGTTAGTGACATTGATGCTTTGTTGAAGAAGATTCAACAGAACACACAAGCGGTTGGTCAAGCCACTAAACAAGCACACGAGGTGAGTGAGAAATTGGTGGAAGCAAAAGTGGTTGAGAAAGAGCAATTGAAAGAAGCGGTTGTTGTTGCTGAAAAGAAAGCAGAAGCCGTGGTTCAACAGATGCAAGTTGTTCAAGACCAAATGGAGGTGTATGCCGTCAAGATGGTAGGTGCTGGATTAGATACCACAACCACACCAATTGAGTTCAAAGGGAAGATCTATGATGCGTATTTGAACTATCTTTCCGAAGGTGGGAAGGAAGAGTTTGACTATTTCAGAATGTACTTATGGCAGCAAAAGTAAACATCACATCATTTCGGGCTAAACCCAAAAATAAATTGGGCAGACATACCAAGCACAAGAACAAGCATAAGAGTTCCAAACCATATAAAGGACAAGGCAAATGATAGACAAAATCAAACAAGCAATGAAGGTCAAGAACTACAAGTTCTTTGAATCAGGTGATTACAACTTGAATATCATTGGCATCCGCAACTCGGATACTGGAAGCAAAGTGACAAATGTCTTTGATGACTTGTTAACCGTCAGTTACAAAATTGGTGAGGTGTGGCATTTTAAGAAATGGGCTGCGACAACTGATCCCGGCACAAAGGGAGTGAAGGAATTTCACAATGCACAAGGCGTTGCTCGTTTAGTTCCCGGACAATATCGTGGTTCACACGCCATCGGTTTGCATCAAGGTAAATACGAAGCGTTAAAACAAGCCAAGCCCGTGAAGGTTTACAGAGATGCAAACAAGGATATGACCTACGATACCAAGTTGATCACCGAAGGTATCTACGGAATCAACATCCACAAGGCTGGGGCAGATTCAACCTATGTTGAGAATTGGAGTGAGGGTTGTCAGGTGTTCAAAAAGT